CTTTATAGTCATTAATAGGGTTTAGATCGTTATAGTTGCATACAATTTCTTGAACAGCGAGCGGATTTGAGCTGCGTTCTATTAAATCGTAGAAAAGAGGGTTATCGGCACCAGCAGTATACCAATTTTCATTGCGCTTATACTGTGCAGATTCTAGAGAATGCGTATTCAACCCTAGTGTAGTACGCAAATGAGTATAAGGAATGCCCCAATTAAACTTATGAGTTCTATAACTACGATTTTTAATTACATCTGGCGGGTATTGTTGAGCTATAAGAGGTATGTTATCAGCTAAGCTCCACATAGACCCATAGGTAAAATCATGTCCGCGTGCATAGATGTCGTTATAAAACTTAAATATGCTATTATTGTGCGTTAGCCAGTCATCACCATCGAGTAACATTACAATATCGTCTGGACGAGTCTTTGAAAAACAATAAAACTGATTACCGATAGCATATTGTTTTGTTTCATTTGACATTAAAATGAACTTATGCTTTATATTTTCAGGAAGTGAGCATATAGTGTCTAGTGCAACTTTAAATGATTTATCAGTAGATACGTCATCAATTAGATAGTGAATATAGTTGTCGTAATCTTGTTGCGCTACAGACTCAATACAGCGCTGCACATAAGCTTCTGCATTATAAAAAGGCGATACTACAACAATGCGACGCTCAGGCCCATAGCTGCTATACTGCTGGACGCTTTCAGGATTGTTAAATCGTCTATTAAAGACACGCGATACCTTTGCGTTTATACGCGATACAGCTCGGTACTGATTAACTGACAAGAAACGCTTAAACTGATTATAGAAGTGTTGATGCCACTGAAGAGCTACACTATCCCAACCTGCAATATCATCTACAACAGCACAAGCATGTTGCTTTTGTTGTAGCAGATAGGGATTATAGTATGCTCGTAGCGTTTCTTCTATAAAAGCTGTAGCTTGAGCATGTTCATCTATACGCGGAAATAGTGAGTTAGGGGTTGTAGAGTAGGGTAGCTTATAACAAGCAGCATCTATAGCTGTCTCTTCTAATGCCCCAAACCGCGCAGTAATAAGCGGTGTGCGGTATAATAACGATTCTAAGCTAGAAATACCAAACGTTTCTGGAAAAGCTGTAGGATAAAGCGTAAAACTAGCACGAGCTAGTAGCGAAGCTATTTCACTTTGCTTGATAACACCTGTAAAGCTAACTCCTAAATTTCGTAAGTTTAGATCATTTACTAAGTCACGAACTGTGCGTTCTTGTTCATCAGGCTCAGCACCTTCTCTAAACCGATAGTAGCCGCCAATGCATACTAGTTTAGCGTCTGGAATAGCAGCTTTAACACGAGGCCATATATTACGTACTAATGGAATTAGTCCTTTAGTAGCACTTGCATTATACACAAAAAGGTTGCGGTCTTTTGCAGTAACGTCTACATATTCAATATGTTTTACAGCGCCATTGCGTGTTTGAAAAATTGCTGGCTTGAGCATTTCAAAATTACGGCGAGCACCGTGGTCACAGTTGCTAGCATAGATAGTATGAAAGTCACTCAGCGTGAATATACGATTAATGAATCCACCAACTACCATAGCTTCTAAGTCTTGGTCGCCGTCAGTAAACGTATCGTGCATCCATAATACACGATACGGCGCTGACATTACTAGTGGCGCATATGCATTACCTGCTCTAAAAGGTTTGATAGTGCGAGAAGCTATTGCAATATCATAGCGTTCACTAGCATCAAGTTGTGAGTGGTCTACGTAACGTACACCGTCGTAAGTTCCTGGGCTTACTTCAGAATCTATACACGAGCAATAAACTGTGACGTTATAGCCTAGCTTTACAAGCTCTCGTGACATAAGAATAACCGCAGACTCAGAGCCACCGAGTCCGCGGTTATTAAGAGTATTTCCGTCGTAGGTCAAACCTAACAAGTCTATAATAGCTATTTTCATTATATTACCATATTTATAATAGCATTATAACACGTGAGCTATAGTTTACCAGAACTTTCTTGCGTAAGGTATTATGCTAACGTCCAAGTGCTTCCGTCCCAATATTTAACAGGTTTTTGTACCCAGGCACTACCTGTCCAATATTTAACTGGTTTGAGGTCCCAAGCTGTACCAGCGCCAAAGAATTCAGTTCTAGCAATATCTCCAGCTGGATTTTGGCGGAGCCAAATATCGTCGCCAGACCCAAAAAGTGTTCCTGTACGTCTTAATACAAAATTAGCCATGAATAATCTTACCTGTACCTCTTACAGCACCTGTAGAAGTAGTATTAGCTATAATAATTGGGAACAAGCAGCTACTATTGAATATTTCTGGTAAACTTATCTCAGCCCAAGGAGCTATAAAACGTGCGTTAGCTACAGGGCAAAATACGCCTGCGCGATAACGAGTTGCAGTGAAGCCAAAGTTACCAGCTGCACCAGTACCTGTACCGGATAAAGTAATACTATTAATATCTCTTATATATTTCCCAGCATCTCCTGTGGCAATAAGACTATTTAGCGGTATCATTCTAGAGGCTCTTACAGTACCACCAACAGCTATAGCAGTTAAGTTACTTGAAGTACCGTCGTTAAATGTAACGTTTATTGTTGCGTTAGAAGCAGTAGCGCCTGTGTCAGTATACCACTCCATCCACCACTGAATATCTGAATAGTTAGCATCACCTTTTCTAGCGTCAAGGTTTGACGTAGCTAAGTTTGCGCTTATGTCTAGGTTAACAGTTTGTGTACTTGTAGTATTTCCTAGTAACGTTCCCATATGCATTAGTCTATCGTGTAGCTCTAGAGTCATACCAGATGTAGCTGTAATAGCCTCTAAACTAGCTAAATAGCTAGTTGCTGGAGAAGTTTGTTGAGTGAATCCAAGAGCTCCTAGAGTGGAATTAGTAAGCACGAGCGGTGTAGTGGTAGGAATAATTCCTTGACCAGGATACCCTAGAGATCTCCAAAGAGAAAAATACTGACCTGCTACTGAGTTTGCTAAAGAAGTTTTGTCTATAATAATCCTAGAGGAATTATTTCCCATAGCATTTACTAATTCGTCCATTGTTGTAATAGTCATTATATATTCCTTATCCGTGAATTATTCTACCGCTTACAGTTGTTGTGCCAGTACCAGTAGTCGTAGTACATAACACAATCATTGATAAACAACTACTGTTATAAATCTCCGCTAGAGAAGTCTTGGTCCACCCAACTGTATAACGTTCAATAGGTTGCTCAGCAAATATGGCAGCTCTGTATCGCGTAGCTACAAAACCAAAGTTACCGGCTGTACCAGACACTGGTGCACAAGTTACGCTATTAATACCTCTAATGAATTTTCCTTGATCTGCTGCTGGTATTTGTGGAGCTAAAGGAAACATTCTACCTAATCTACGGTCATTGTTGCCGATATTAAATACTGTAAGGTTACCAGTAGTACCGTCATTATAGGTTACGTTAACAGTAGCGCTGGAGTTAGTACTCCCAATATCTGTATAAATTTGAAGCCACCATTGAACGTCTGAGTAATTTGAATCTCCTATGCGCTTTGTTAAGTTTGAACCGCTCAAAGTGCTAAGGTCAAAGCCAGTGATAGTTTGAACAGCGCTAGTATTTCCAGATAAACCACCCATATGCACTAAACGGTCATGAATTTCTAATGTAGAACCTATATTAGCTGCTCCGACGTTACCTGAGGTATAACTTAGCTCTTCTAAATAACTAGTTGACGGTGCAGTTTGTTGAGTAAAGTTAAACGCACCGGTAGTAGCATTAGTAAGTATTACAGGAGTAGCTGTAGGTATAGCACCTGTACCAGGTAACCCAGCAACTGTCCATAATGAAAAAAATTGACCAGCTCCAGTGTTAGTCACAGCAGCTTTACTCCCTATAAAGGTACTGTAACGACCGTCAATTGCTGCCTCTAGTGCTGCTGTAGTAGTTATAGACATAGGCTATCCATGAATTATTCTCGCAGTTCCATTAAGAATTCCAGTAGTAGTAGTAGTTGTAAGTATTATAGGAAATAGGCAGCTATTATTATATATCTCAGGTAAAGATAAACTATGCCATATACCCTTTGTTTTTTTGAAAACAGACCTAGAATATATACCACCACGATAACGAGTAGCTGTGATTCCAATATTACCAGCGGTACCAGTAGATTGAGAAAGAGTTATGTTATTAACACCTCTAATAAATTTTCCCTGATCAGCTGCTGGTATAAAAGAATTAAGGGGAATCATACGACCGGCACGTACAGTACCACCAACAGCTACCACACTTAAGTTACCTGTGGTACCATCATCATAGGTTACGTTAATTGTTGCGTTGGATGTGAAACCTCCAGTAGCAAAGTACCACTCTAACCACCACTGGATATCAGAATAGTTAGCATCACCTTTTCTAGTAGTTATATTAGATAAACTAAGAGAATTAAAATCAAAAGCAGTTATCTGAGTGGCTGTATCAGTACCGGATATACCTCCTAGATGAGCTAGACGATCGTGTATTTCTACGGTAGCAGATGGATTGGCAGTTGATACTTCTAAGGATGCTAAGTAACTAGTTGCTGGAGAAGTTTGTTGCATAAAGGTAAAGGCGCCTACAGTAGTGTCGTTACATATAATCGGCCCAACACCAACACCGCTAGGAACCGATCCTGCTGCCGGTAATCCTGCAGATGTAAATAATGAGAAATACTGGCCAGCAACAGTGTTAGCAAAGCTTGCTTTACTTATTGTAACGTCAGAGTATCTAGATTCAATGGCATTGCCTAAAGCGTCAACGGTAGTAATAGTCATTCAATAACCTCTGTAAAATCACAAGCGAATGGTTCTTTTACTATAACTGCTTGTACAAACTGTAACATAGTATTCCCTTATTAATTTGTATCAACCCATAGATCGCCAATAACTGGAGAGCTAGGGGCAGTAGTTCCTACAGATATAGCAACGATTGCCGTAGTATTTGATTGTCTCGATAAGGGAGCAAGGTTATCAATATGTTGTGCTAAATATAATGCAATGTCTGCATTGTTTTCCCAATCAGTTCCGTTATACCATAACACATCACCGCTAGCTAGTGGTGTGGTATTCTCTAATATAACGTCAGTTAAATCGTCAAGAGCTACAGCCCCGGCACCAGCACTACCTACAAATCCTACGGAGCCAGTAAATCCTGTACCGATTGAACCAGTAAAACCTACCGTACCTACAGAACCTGTATAGCCTAAATCTCCGTTTTTTACTCCAAGTATACGTCTAACTTCGTTGTTAGCTGGAGTAGCTCCACTTTTATTAGATATAGGTATAGTTAACCATGTGCCATTATTTGTAATGTCACCATTAACTATAACAGAGATTGTACCTACCCCAGATAATTCAGAAATTACAATTGTAGAACGGGCTGAACCAGGTACGTCATCTAATAAAGCTAATGTACTAGAACGATCTACGCTAGTATCATCAATAGAACTAATGTACATAGCAGTACCACCAGCATTAAATCTAAAGAAACCTGTTCCGGGGTCAGCAGCAGTTGTTGATGTAGAGAACTTATAAGAATAACCTAAAGTATAACCGACTGAGCCTACAAAACCTACGCTACCAGTAAAGCCTGTATTACCTACAGAGCCAGTAAAACCTGTGCTTCCGAAAGAACCAGTAAATCCTACAGTACCTTGTTCACCTTGTGAACCTGTAAATCCAGTAGCTCCTGCTGAGCCTACGAATCCAGTCGCACCTACAGAGCCTGTGAAACCTACTGTACCTTGATTACCTACTGAGCCTGTAAAACCTAAAATACCTTGGTCACCAACAGAACCGACAAAGCCAACGCTTCCAGTAAAGCCTGTAGTACCTGTGTTACCTACAGAACCTGTAAAACCTGTATTACCAACGCTACCTACAAAACCTACACTTCCCGTAAAGCCTACAGAGCCAACGCTACCAGTAAAACCTGTACCGCCAATACTACCTACAAAGCCAACTGAACCTGTAAAGCCTATGGAACCAGTAAAGCCTGTAGTACCTATTTCACCTACAGAACCTGTAAAACCAGTAGTTCCTATATCACCTTTAGAGCCTACAAAACCTACTGAACCAGTAAAACCAGTAACACCTACTTCACCACGAGAACCTGTGAATCCTGTATCCCCGACACTTCCTACAAAGCCTACACTACCAGTAAATCCAGCATTACCTACAGAGCCTACAAAACCTGTGTCTCCTACAGAGCCTACAAACCCTACGCTTCCTGTGAAACCAGTAGTACCAATAGAACCCACAAAACCTGTATTTCCTACCGAACCTACGAATCCTACACTTCCAGTAAAACCAGTCGAGCCTACACTACCTACAAATCCTACTGAACCGGTAAACCCAGAAGAACCAGCACTACCAGTAAATCCGTTGTTACCAGCGCTTCCTACGAATCCTACAGAACCTACAAATCCTACATCGCCGTGAGAACCTGTAAATCCTGTGTTTCCTAAGCTACCAACAAAACCTACTGAGCCTGTAAAGCCTGTAGTTCCGTTTGAACCTGCGCTACCTACAAAACCTACTGACCCCGTAAAGCCCGCAGCTCCTGCCTCACCAGCACTGCCTGTAAAACCATTAGTACCAGCGCTACCAGTAAATCCATTAGTACCAGCACTACCAGTATAGCCGTTAACACCTGCGCTACCTGTATAACCAATTAAGTTGCTATTAGGTCCTACCCAATTACCAGCAGAGTCAATAACTTGAATACCATCTGCGTGATACCCGTTTAAGGAGTATACGTACTCTACGCTGAGCGGAGCTAGTGAAAAACTAGGATGAGATGTGTCAATAAACACACTTGCATCAGGCTCTGGAGTATAGTTCTTAAAAAATTTCCATATACCGTCAGTCGCATCGCGGAATAGACCGGCATGATGATATGTACCATCATTATAACCTGCAGCAAATCCTAAATCTGGATTAGAATTAGCTTTACCTCTAGCAAGACCCCCAGATACGTAAGTATCAGTTACGTTGCTAGTAACTGTAAAAGTGGTACTATTAGCTGCTATAATGCCAGCATCAAATATGTTAAAGCTAGAAGGAGTAACTCCAGTTACCACTACAACCATACCTGTGGTATAGTTATTATTAGCTGTGTATATAACGGCGGTACCATTACCACTAGCGTTAGTAACATTAGCTTGTATAGCTTGGTTTAGGTATAGCATATTATCATTAAGAGCAAGATTAGTCGCACTTAATGTGGTAGTAACACCAGACACTGTTAAGCTTCCGTCTATAATAACGTTGCCGCTAACGTCTAAATTAGGTACAAATACAGTATTAGAAACAGAATCAAGCCTAAAGTTATAGCTATTTACTTTAGCTATAGTATTACTAGCCACTACACTAACCATAACAGGATACAGGTTAGAGCTAGTTAAATCTTCAACTGCGTATATAATGTCGGAAGGCCCAGCAGCGCCTACTGAGCCAGTATATCCAGCTGCGCCTACAGAGCCTGAATACCCTGTAGCACCTGCACTACCTATTGAGCCAGTAAATCCTGTAACACCTACAGAACCAGTATACCCTAAGTCACCTACACTACCTACAAAACCTGCGCTTCCTGTAAATCCGCTAGCTCCTACTGAACCAGTAAATCCTAATGAGCCTATAGACCCAGTAAAACCTGTAGTACCTACAGAGCCTGTATATCCTACATCACCGTGAGAACCAGTATATCCGTTTGTTCCGTTAATACCAGCACTACCAGTAAATCCGACAGCTCCCTGATTTCCCGCACTACCAGTAAACCCAGTGGCGCCAGCACTCCCTTGTGAGCCAGTAAATCCTGCAGAACCATCTGCGCCCGCGCTACCTACAAAACCTGTATCTCCGCGAGACCCACTAAACCCTGCGCTACCAGTAAAGCCGCTATTACCTACACTACCTACAAAGCCTGTGTCACCTCTAGAACCACTAAATCCTATGCTACCAGTAAAACCACTATTACCTACACTACCGACAAATCCAACATCGCCATGAGAGCCTGTAAAACCAGTTAATCCTACTGAGCCTACAAAACCAGTATTACCAATGCTTCCAGTAAATCCAACAGCTCCAGCACTACCTACAAACCCAACTGAGCCTGTAAATCCTACATCACCTACAGAACCGCTGTATCCAACTTCACCAGCACTACCAGTGAATCCAAACTCACCAGGAGTTCCAATATCTCCAGCACTACCAGTATAACCAATAAGACCACTAGGATTACCTACCCAGTTACCGTTTAAGTCAATTACTGGACCATAGTTGCTGATTGTAAAAGCATTTGCAAAGACTGTATTAGTAACTGTTACGTTAGCAGTAAACGCTGTATTTCCACTAACAATGTTTGCAATATTAGACTGTATAGCACTAGTATCTACGTTTATACTAGCATTGCTTACAGCGGTAATACGACCTTGAGCATCAATAGTAATTACAGGAACATTAGAAGTGCTACCATAAGTACCAGGAGTTACTGCAGTATTTTCTAGATTAAACGTTACCTGATTATCACCAACTACTGTAGCAATACCAGTCCCACCAGCAAAAGTTAGGCTGTTAATTCCAACTATTACAGTGTCAGTCCCGCTATCTCCAACAATAGATAAGTCAAATCCACCGCTGCCAAGTGCGTCAATAGCATTAGCCAATGCAGCAGCATTAGCGTTTGCATAAGCAGCAAAGCTATTAAGATTTGAACTCACAGCGTGAGCGTTGCCTATGTATCGTACAACGTTTGCGAGAGTAACTTTATAAGTAATTAGTTGAGATACGTCATCAATAACAAAAACGTCCTCAGGGGCTAGCTGAGAACTTGAGATGTTTTGTAACTGCGTTATTTTTACGTTTGCCATTAGAATCCTACTACAAGCGGTCTATCATCCTGAGTCAGCAGGGTCAATCCATCTTGTGTTTGAAGTTCGTACTGTACAGTTTGTCGAACTATAAATCTGCCATCTTGAGCTATTATAGCATCCTCGCTTTGAGTGAGCAATACATCAAATCCTTCGCCCTGCGGTTGGGGGGCAGGGCGAAGTTTGCGGTTTATAGCAGTGATTGATAAGACTAGGCTAGTAAGTAAGCTCATTACTCGCGCTCACTTATATACACTATTCCTTCGCTACCATCTAAGCCGATTACTGAAATATACTTGGAGTTTTGAGAAGCTACTAACTCTGCTCCTAACGATAAGTCCATGTAAACTCCGGCAGGTAGGATATGTGAGTTACTATCGTTAGCGGTTACAGTATCGTCACCTAACTCAAATAAACAATTGTCAGTGCTATACACAGATACTACGCGAGTAGAAATGCTAAAAGCGCTACTTCTAATAGCTGCTGCACCAAATGAAATAGTTTGACCACCGTGTAGTCTATAGCTTAGAACTGGGATAGCAGCATTGCCATCGTCGCGAGGTTGTTTGCTCAAGACTACTCCTTATTCAGGCTGATTTTTTAGTGACTCCACAAGCATGTTCATAAAAGCTTCGCGCCCTACGCGTAGTTGTGTCAGTCCAAAATCTGCCGCATTGATTTTTACGTCTAAATCTGCAACATGGTTGATTAGAATTTTTTGTTCGTCATTTAGTTGGTCTGCGGTGTAATCAACACCATTAATAGTAATAGTTTGGTTTTTAGTATCCATTTTTTCCCTCTTTATATAGTTACGCACTATAGTAGCAATGATACTACTATAGTGCGTTATTGTCAATTAAAATAATACAACAGAGCACTAATGCTTATACGGCTGCATATGTTCTAAAAAAGTCATCAATCTCAGACTCAGTTTTTCCTTCAGCGCTAGCTAGAGCCGCTACTAGTGAGTCAGCACGATAAATTGCTGAAGGTCGAGTAGCGCGAGCACGAGCTATAAACTGTTGATTAGTTGGTAGAGAAGCGATTAGTGTTTCAACCGCACTCGGTAGAGTGCCGACGAGCCATGCTTCTCCTTCTGGCTGCGTAATCCAAGTCTCCATCACTAGCCCGATTAGTAGCTGTGCAAAAGTAATACTCTCTGGCACAGGCTCAGGTACTACATCTGCAGGTTCTATAGTCACGCCGTCTGGAACAGACGTAGCGAGCATTGACATACGAGAAATTCCGTCGTCATCAATTACTGCTACTACTGTATCGTTAATATATTTATAAGTTGTCATAATTTACTCCGTTAGTTTATAATCCAGCACCTGCTGCAGAGCCTAGAGAAGAACCTTGTCCAGCAGTAAGTACAGCTGTTGAAAGAGTTATTTGTGTCATAGCCGTCATATAAGTAGCCTGAACAAAGGTTGGCACGTTTACAGAAGCTGCACCAGTGGCTAAGTAGTATACGGCGTACTGACTTCCAGTACCGCTCTGCTCAAGTGCTGTAGGAGGTATTCTCATTCTAACAGGGAAGTTAGTCAATCCTATAGCGTTAGTTGTAGAGGTATTATGACCAATTGCAAATCTTGCGTTACCGTTATCTGCAGTTACACGGTAGTAATAACGATAACATTTATCAAGTTCGTCGACAACACTTTTTTGGCGATATAGTAGAGTATCAGCTGTATTCCATACGCCTTCACGAATATGTATACCCCAGAAGTCGACGTCAGTAGTTTGGAGACCAAGAGAGTTAGTACGTGCGTTAAAGTCGCTACCTGCAGAAGTCCAGAATAAAATACCAAACCAATCATTACCAGCAGTGCCTAAAGTTTTTCCAGAGATAGATGGGACTGTCATTACTGCTGCAAATGGTGTCCAAGAAGTTGTTAACGCAATAGTAGTTGGTGAGGAAGTAGCTACGCCTGCAGAAGGAGTACCTCCTGTACCAAAATTCTGATAGCCTTCAATTACTATGTTACCAGCAGTAGCTCGCTTTGCCCAACCTAGGATAGTAATTGTTTGGCCAGCATATGAGCGTACACCTTCTATACGTTGTGCTGTTATTGCATATTGTGAAGTGAGTGTTTGTCCGGTTACGCTTTGACGCAAGAAGTATAGAGGGCTATTCATGCCTAGCGTATCTCCAACCGTAAAAGATTGACGAGAGTGTGTAACAGTACCACCAGTTATTTCGTTGACCCAGCGATCTGCCGCTCCATAACCTGAAACAGTAGAGCTAGCACCGCGCTGCCAAATATCAAAGCCACCATTAATAATACGATCTTCTTCTGTATCAAGAGGAATACGAGGAACCCAAGCTGTACCGTCATACCCTTCTTCACGAGAAGTTGTAGTGTTGTATATTACAAGTCCCGCAGCAGGCGATGAAATCGCATTGCGTTGGGTAGTAGTCATGCGAGGAGGTAAGAAGCCTTTGTTACTTGATGTTACGTCTAGTACAGCAGAAGCCGCAGGAGTAGCACCAATTCCTAGGGAACCAGCACTAGTTAAACGCATAAGCTCAGTAGAAGCTCCATAACCAAAAACAGTATCAGTTGTATTAAAACCGATATAACCCATATCAGTTGAATCTACACGTCTTTGAATACGAGTTTCAGAAGTTGTATGAGAAGTTCCTGTAGCATTTCTGTAGCTTAGAATGCGTAAGCTACTAACGTTAGCATCAGTGGCACCAAATATACTAATTAAGCTAGTATCGCCAGCAGTACCACCTAGTGCCGCACCTCTTACTTCAAGTTTTGCAGAAGGCGCGGTAATACCGATACCTAAGTCACCGTCTGCGTCGAGAGTCATAGCTTGTGTAAAAGTGATTGCGTTACCAGCAGTGCCGGAGGGGGCGGTAAACCAACGATGTAGGCCTGCCCATTGATCATATCTAGTGGCAGAGGCTGGTCCTGTACGGTAAATCCAGTTTGTTCCGTTGTAATAGGCATTAGTTACGAGCGTAGATGTGTCAGTTCCTCCACCTGGTGTAGTAGATATAGCAAAGTTACTAGTCTGTAGAACAGAACCTGCACCGCTCCAAGCACTAGGAGTTATACCAAGGCCTAAGTTACCAGATGAATCTATACGCATACGTTCAGTAGATGCTGTCTTAAATAGCATGTGTGAAGTTGCAGATACTGGTAAGCTTTCAACACTAACTGTTAGCGCTTCGTCAGATAGAAATAGCTTAGCGCCTCCAGTACGAGTTAGTTGAATATTACCTTCTAATATAGATAGTTTCTGTGGAGGAGTAGCTCCCCAACCTATGCTAACGTTTCCGTCAGCAATAACTCGCATACGTTCAAGATCGTTTGTTGCTAGAAGTAAATCGGTAGACCCGCGCGCGGCAAGGGTGGCTGTACTTGCGGCAGAAGTCAGGAATACATCGCCTGTAGTGCCAGCGCCGGTACCTAGTAGACTGATGGAAGCAGCAGTAGTTCCGTCACCAATCTGCACGGTTCTTCCAAAAATAGGGGTGACACTAGTTGTACCGATTCCTACATCACCGTTATTACTAATTCTTAATCTTTCTTGTGGAGTAGCTGTACCGTCTGGTGTAGTGAAGAATGCTAAACGACCTGGCATATCGTTAGTACCTGGAGTACCATCGACAGAGGCAACAATTTGAGCTGCTTGTATAAGACCTGTGCCATCGGCACCTAAGAAGTTAATTACGCCGATTTGATCACCACTAGTTACTGCAGTAACAGCTCCTAGAGCTGCTCCTCGTGATTTAGCTAGGTATATACCAGAAGGGTTAACATCAGCACTGTTTCTAGTAGACATTATAGTGGTGCCAGCCGCAGTAGTACCTTCTAGCTGTAAGTTAGGAGTTATACCGTTACCTACACGACCGGCTGTTGTTCCAATTAGTACTGCACCTGCGCTATTAATGCGTAAGCGTTCCGTACCTTGAATAGCAAAACCTAATTGGCTTCCGTTCATAATAAGTGGTTGGTAGGATGCAAATAGTGTAGTATCTGCAGCAGAAACAGCTGCACCTGTAAGACCATATGTTACGTCAGATTCAAGACGAATTGAGTGGGTAGTTCCAGCAAATCCAGCAATAGTCCCCGTAGCTCCTAGAACTTGGAATTTGCGAGTTGGTCCAGTAACACCAATGCCTACATTTCCGTCACTACTGATACGCATCTTTTCTGTACCATTTGTATGTATTACTACCGGTACTGCAGTTAAACCAGAAATTCTATTTTCAGCGGAGTTACCAAATAATCTAAATTGACTAACACCGCCAGCTTGTAGCTCTAGGACACCTGCATTAGTATCATTAATAGTTAAAGATTTATAGCCAGTACCTACGTTCACAGGAGTAGTAGTATTAAGACCTAGATTGCCCGCACCATCTATACGCATGCGCTCAGTTAGGGCAGTGCTACCCCCAGCATTTTGTGTGTAGAAAGCCATGGCTCCTGTGTAGTCACTAGCACTAGCTGATGCTTTAAATCCTTGAATTGCTGCAAAACTGTAGGTTGCTGTAGGGTTTGCTGTTTGTCCTTCAAAAAGAATAGAGGGTCCAACCCCAACACCTGCTGTTGTTGTAGAACGAAGTCTGATGGCGTTAGCCCCAGGGCTATTAGAAGGTACAGCACCATCAGCCGTAGCGACCGTTAGCATGGATGCTGGAGTAATAGTATTAATGCCGACGTATCCAAAACTGTCAATACGTAGACGTTCTCCTAGAGTACCGCCAGATTTAGTAGAAAACTTAATACCTGCACTATTAGAATCTAAATTGTGGGTACCAATAGACGCCATTGGAGTAAAGGTGCTAAAACCCAGCATAATTAGATCATCGTCAGTCGAAGAATCTGTAGAGTAAACAGTTAGTTTTCCTGCTGGACTACTTGTGCCAATACCTAAGTTACCCCCGCTAGTTAACCGCATACGTTCTGTTAAACCTGTATCTGTAACTGCGTTACGAGTGCTAAAAGCTAAATCACCAGTAGTATTTGTAGCACCACTAACTAATAAACTCTTAATAGCAGCCATGCCTAATGAGTTGGCAGTGTCACCTTGAGAGCTTGTAAAGATTATACCACCACCAGTTCCAGCTGCAGTACCTACAGAAGATAGACGAAGTAAATCACTACGAGCACCTGCATCAGTTAGGGCAGCAGTAGTCTGCCCAGTACCAATTAATCTAGCGCCTACACGGTTGTTAGTTAGAGTTTGAGTAACGTTTTGGAAAGCACTAGCTTCAAATCCAACAGCCCACCCATCGTCCCAAGCATCTAACCCTGTTGTAGTATAGCCAAGCTGTACATCAGTAACATTAACCTGTGGATAGCTCCAGGTAGACGCTAGTTCGCCTATATAAATAACACACTTAGAGCTTGTAGCGTTGAATCCAAAACGAACTGTAAAGTCACGATCAGTTGCGCTATTGCTGACTATATAAGCACTAGGAGTTTGCCAAGTAGGACCGGTACTATAGTTATAACCACTAACTATAACGTCAAAAGATTCTTGGGTAACATACTCAAATACGCTAATTCTCATTTTGACCATGTGGTTAGTGTAACCTACTGGTAGTGTAATAGCAATAGCACCAGTTACCGTAGCTGTAGCTGTAGTGTATGAACCACCTCCAGGAGAAGTTATACGACGATTAGTGCTATCGCGCATTGCAATAGCAGTTGCAACACCGGCTACGTTTGCATCACCTGCTACTGTTAGCTTAGAGCTTGCAGTGGCTGTACCAATCCCTAGATTAGCTGTACCTCCGTCTAAGAAGAGCGCATTAGCCTGACCTAGACTCTCTATACGAACATCTACGTCTAAACCAGCATCGTTGAACGTTAAAGTACTAGGAGTACCATCCGCATGCTGCATTACGTTATTAAGTTTAGTGCGAATGCTACTACCTAATTCACCATTGTTAAATGTTGCCATTTCTTAACCACTCCAAACTGCTGCATCATCCCAAAAACCACTATCCACCCAAATACCGAGTGCATAAGCGCTAGTAGACTCTGCAAATCTAATTGCTTTTATTGTTAACTCATCTGCCGCACGAGGTGCGGTTTCGTGTGCTATAAAGTTAGCACTTAATCCTAATACATCTTCTACAGCAATACTAGGATAACTAAAACTTGTAGCTGGCATTTCTGCTAAAAAGTAGGGGCCAGTACGTCCACCAATATAAATTCGAGTATTAGCGTTAACTCCAATATCTTGACTTTCTATTGTGCTTATTTCGCGTAAAAACTTAGAAGAAGCGTTATCACCACTGCGTAAATACATACTAATGCTACCACTGATATTACGCTCTACACTATATCCAGTAGCGACATTGTTTATACGACCAAGCTGCTCACGTTCAATATGTTTTATAGCATTGTTATACTCAAAACTAAAAGCAGTAACAGGAAACGCATAGGTATTACCGTTATACCCAAGTTCAATTACGCTAAGACGATTCTTAATGTAAGGAGCTGTACTCACGACTCCTGATACGTTCATTCTACCATAAGGATGATAGCTGCTTTGTCTACTAAGAGTAGTTACGTTAGAGTTTGCGACGACAGTCGCACCGGAGTTTAGTACTCCACCAAATACAGTTACAGCACGGTCTCTAGGAGCTCCAATTAGTTCAGTTAGCGTAGAACCTTTGCCACCCCACTCAACTGTTACAATCTCACTAATACCAGCATTTAAACTTGCACTATTTACAATAGCATTACTTACTTCATATATAATATTATCAAGTTTAAAGTATAAGAATCCTTCTGGACGAGAAGCGCTACTAGAACGAGAAGCGTGTGAGCCTAAAGCAGCTGGATAAGCACTAGTACTAATCTTACCTTGGCCATACCAGGTAGATTGTTCGCCTGCACCAGCAGGAGCTGTATTAGAAATCAGCGATTGCCATAAAAACCAGTCTGCAGTTGGCTTAGCATTACCACTTGAGGTGCTATAAGGACTAGTACCGTTAGGAGCTGTTGGCTGCTCAACTCCAGTAGCTCGTAGATAAGTAGTAAAATTCCAATCTACAGGATTTCTACCAATTGTATAGTTTGATACACTACGATCTATAGTATTACCATGCTGACTGTGAGTAATTTGACGAGTTATAGCATCAGCACTAACAGCAAATCCAGATAATACATCAAGCTTCCAAGTATTAGACGGAGTCATAGAAGTAGAAGCAACAGATTGTAAATCTATGCTACTATAAAATATCTCTGAATTACGCTGTAGTTGAAGCTGAGTCATTATTCAAGCAAATCTTTCATTAGTCTATCATAGTTGTTAATCTGCACTGCTACAGCTGGACCTTTTTGCTGCGGTTTAAGTGTTGTTTCAATATCAGCCAAATGTTTCATCCAGTCAAGAAGGTCTTTCTTTGAATATATGCCAGTTTCAAGAGCTTCTTGTAGCTTTTGGTCGATAACAGCATTGATAAGTGCAATACGTTTACCACGGTTAAGATACCCTTGAGTAGCGTACACATTATCAATATAGCTTTTTACTTCACGCTTTTCAATCACTGCTGTTACACGGTCTGCTGGTATACCATACTCATCCGAGATAACATCAATGCTTTTACCAGCTAGATAGTCATTAGCAATACTTAATAACACCGGGTCTAACGGAGGAGCCTCAAGAGTACGGTTCAGTGCTTCCACAGTTGTACTAGGTGAAATTATGTTTATTTCTTTAGTCATTGTATTTCCATTAATAAATTTCACGCCACTGAATAGATGCACCTACTGTAGTAGCGTCTGTACCAATATTCTTAGCGACAACAATATATATTTCGCTATCACTAGCGTCATAGTTCTGAACTATAAAATTCTTTTTAGCTGTAGAAGCTGGGTTTGCTGGACTTGCACCGCTAGTAGCTTTGCTACCACTTGTACTAGCACTTACATAGCCAGCATCAATAACTGACCCGCCGCTATAAGCTGTGGCAGTTGCATTATACTGCACTCCACTGTTAGTATCTACATCTACCCAAGTGCTACCAGTTAAACTAGCACTGCTGCCAGCTTTGATTAGTTTATACTCAATTGTAGAACCTGTACTAACTAAACTTAGATTGTGAGCACGTACAATGATTCGGTTTGTGTATGTTTTAAATGTAGTAGCTAATCGAATTGCAAGTACAGGCAGCGTAGCGCCTGCAGCGATGCTGCGGAGCGACGGACTAGTTTGAGCCCAGTCTTGACCTACTTCAACATATCCACCTTCAGAAATAACTGTAGAGCATATTTGGTCCATATATGCGCCTGTGGTAGTTCCATAGTTAACCATTTCACAACGGACAGGTAGGTTAGGAGTACTCATATACACTGTAGGCAGCACATCAGAGTGATAAAACTCATGAGCGACAATAAATCTATCTTCGTGTACGAATCCACAACGTACGAGTCCAACTCCTAGCCATTGAAAGTCCATGAAAAATAGTTGTGTTTTGGTGATATCTAAATCCCAACCGCTCGGACCAGTTCCGTCACATTTGTCATGGTTCCAAGAGCTTTGAACAATCTTATTATCTACAGGAGCTCCGCTAACATAAGAACGAACGGTAAAGCTCAAAATCCCAGCGCCATCTTGTTCAAAAAACACGCCATTGTTATCGTCAAAATACCCTGTACGTTTGCGAACATTTGCGGTAGCGCCGTAAAAGTTAAAGGAGCTTAGAACTAACTGGCTCTTACCGGGCATATAGTGATGATAAAATTTGCTTTGATGAACTACGCGGCTAGCGCTGTTAGAACTGGTGCTAAGTCTAGCACAAGCTGCGTTAGGCTGATAAGCTACGCTCCCACCGTTCACAGTATAGTCTAGAAAGTTATCATCAAGTCCGTAAATATGCTTATAGTCGCCAAGAGTAAACGGGTTTGAAATGCGTTGACGAGCAAAAGCATCAAGGCTAACAGTGGGTGCGTTAAATAGATAACTCATATAATTCTCCAACCATCTCTGTATACTAATGATACGCTGCCGTTATCAATGCTTAGTGTAAAATATCCGCTATTGTCTACAGCTCCGGTTACAGTAATTGGATGGTTACTACAATTACCGCTTTCATCTTTTATCATAATCTGCTGCCCGTTTGCGGTAGGCGTGTGTAGTGTGATAGCTACAGGTCCGGCATAGTTAACGCCAACATACCTGTCGCTTGCACTTGTGCTCCCAGCGTTGGTGCTAATTAATCTCGTAGGAACGCTATACAGCTCACTAAAGTTTGAGTTGATTTTAATCATAGCGTCACGTAGCGTATCACCGCTGCCGTCGTTTGGAACTGCTCCTACATTCACAATCTGCTGTGACATTAACTGTATCCTTTATCCATTGTTACAAGAGTGCTATCACAAGTAAGTAGTACGCTGTCACAAGTGTAAACTGCAAAACGCTCTACTGTGTATAGTATCTCAAGTGTTAAATCACAAATGCAATATGGTGCCATAGCACCTTCATCTGTACGTAGAGTTGTTACACGAGCTTCTTGAATTAAGCCAGGATGAGCTCGTCTATAGGTTTGAATTGCTGTTTCAATGCTTCGTACAAGATTCTCAATGTAGCTTATATCTTCATGCCAACCATACCCACGAACATCTAGCTGCAGAACTGCAAGCTTGCTCCCTGCTCCATCATGCTTACGAGTTTCATTGCGAGGATGTACATAGAAGCTTGGAAAAGTGTTGATCTCATGCAAAAAGCGTAGACCACGATGACCTATCATACCAGCGCTATCTGCGATATGGCTTATAAGGGTACTGATAACGCTAGATCGTTTACTCATTTATCCAATCAACCTCACAAATTATATCACACATGCCATATGGCGACAGTAATCCTTCATCAGTCTCGACACTCAACACACGTGCTTCATAAATCAACGGACTATCTAAACTCTGGATGCACTCTTCAATGCTTCTAGCGAGCGCTTCACTTGCGCCTAGCGAATCTTCGTCAGTGAGTACGTATCCACGAACTACAAAACTAAACGAATCGACTGTAACTCGATCTCCGATGTATGCACGCTCGACGCTGGGGCGCAACAGAGCGACAGCTGGGAAATCACTCACCTGATCTATGAACCCTGGACCAACTGTTGCGATAGCGGCTAGTGCCGTCTCAATGATTTCAATTCTTGAACTTAACATGACTAAGCTTAGCTAATTTGTGCGATATTGTCCAAACTTTTTATTTTAGGGCTGCGATAGGGAGTGCGACAGCGTATTTTCATATAAAAAAATTTTGAGAAAGCGTTCAAGGTGCGTTCCACAACTAAGTCTGGCTGTTCTCACGAAGTGATGTAGGTGGAGTAACGATAGTTATTAGCACGGAGTGCTACCGCGGTGTAACGCTATAAGGATTATCCTTTCAAAGGACTGGCAAACTGCGCTCGGGCGTTTCCAAATTTCCCTTATAAAGGCTCTGTGGAGGTGCCCCCTGATTCGCGAATCATGTAAGTCCTCCTAACCGCCCTCCCCCTCGTTGTCAAGCGCAAAAGCACTGTGGCCGTTAGGCCACAGGCTTGTAGGGCTTGGCGATTCCCGCTGCTGCATACTTGACATAGCGCGCCCAGTATGCACGGCGCGACTTGATAAGCGCGGGCGATTCGGTATAGGTGGCATAGGCGGCGAACACAACCTGAGCGGTCCCTTGCATCCGATTGCACGAGCCGCACAGGCGCACGAAATTTTCTTTCACCATTGCCCCGCCCTTGGACTCTGCGACGAGGTGGCCGCATTCGTCGGCGTCCCACGTCCCGCACGCGGCGCAGCAATCGAACGAGGCGAACACGTGGGCTTTGATGGCGGCGGGGATACGGGCTTTGGTCATGACGTTCATCCTTTGCTGTTAGAATCACCTTATGCGATTCTTACTTTCGAGTCAACAGCATATCGCGCGGGGTAGACACAAAGATTCCTCTTGCGAATCATTCGGCGCTATGCGATAAAGAATCATCGAAACGCTGATAGAGGGAAGCGACAGATGGCACAGATGATCGGATACGTGGTGCGGGCGACGGACGCGGCGGTGGCTTTCGTGGCCGAGGCCGACGCGGGCAAGGCTGGCGTCAAGCCCCTCTGGATCCCCCGCCGTAAGATTGAGGCGGCCAAGGAATCGGACGCGATGGGCCGCCGTATCCAGACGGCGCAGGACGGCGAGCGGGTTGGCATCCTGCACAACCTGACCGTGTGCGACGCCTTCCTCGCCAAGGTGATGGGGGCGTAAGCCCCCACGCAGTTACAAACCGAAGTTACAAATCAAGGTGGAAAATATGAAACTGTCAATCGCTCTGCAAATCGCCGCCGCTCTCGTTCTGGTTGCACTCGCCGTCGTCACCTTTCCCGCAATATAACCCACTGAAATCACAGCAATCTTTGCTCTTGCGAATCGCTTCACGTTATGCGATTGTGAATCAACAGAGGAGAACAACATGAACGTCCTGACCGCCCTTATCGGAATTGCAATCGCCTCGCCCTTCATCACCCTTGCAGCGGTCCTGCTGTTTAAGTTCGTCAACGCAATCATCGGAGTCTGACCCATGAAATTCGCTCTTATTGTCACGCTGTTCGGTATCGACGCCCCCGACTACAGCTATGCGATTGATACAAACATGCAAGGGACTGCATGTATTGAGGCGCTGGAAAAGCATCAGGCGTTGCTGGAACAAACGTTCTATCCCGAGGATTTTGAATTGGTCTGCGAGATGGATGACATGTTTGAGGATTGACAAAAAACCCTGCTAAATCAAGCATTTAGCAGGGGCCGCGCCGCACACTTTAACCCCTTGATTTGCAACGATACTTTTCTCTTGCGAATCAGCCTGCGCTATGCGAAGGTGAATCAACAAAAGGAGATAGCCATGAAATACCTGCTGCTCGCGCTTCGTTATGACGGAATTATCTTCACGGCACTTAACTATCGGTTCTGCATCGCACACTACAAGAATCAAGAGCGGCTTGAGAGACAAGCCGCGGACCGGGTCCGGCAAGCTGCTATCGGACGCTATGTGGATGCACTTAGAGATGCGGGAGATTTACGGTGATTCGGTCGAATCACGCGCCAGAATTATACACCCGAATCATGTTCGTTGTCAAGCGCAATCGTCGCGTTGAAACAAAACTTTATTGAGTCTAGGCTCTTGCGAATCATGCTGACATATGCGATAAAGAATCATCGGAAAAGAGGAGAGACCCAGATGTCTATGTTCGGTTACATTGTCCGCGAAACTGAAGCCGCCGTTGCCTTCGTGAAAGCGCCGCTGACGGCTGAAATGAAACCGCTCTGGGTTCCGCGCAAGAAAATTGCGTTCTTTGAAGAACTGGATCTGCCGTCCATGTCGATTGACATTGCAGGCGAATCGCTTCGCCGCATGGGAACCCCTGTCCACATCGGAATTGACTCGGCGTTTCTTGAGAAGGTAGGTGTGGCATAAAAGCCACACCTGGCGCCAGTATTTTACACCCGAATCATGGTCGTGGTCAATAGCAAAAATCACGCTATGCGAAAATAAATGTGAGTCTAGACGCGCGTTTTTCTCTTGCGAATCATGCGAAACCGTGCGATAAAGAATCACCGAGACAAGGAGAGACGGTGATGGGCAAGGCAAAGATTGCAGATACGGTTCGCGCAAAGGTTCTGGCCCGTGACGGGTTCATCTGCCGCGCTTGCGGATACGGCGGTTCGGCAAACCATGCCTTTGCTCTGGACTGTGACCATATCGTTGCCGAAGTGAACGGCGGCAAGGCAACGGTTGACAATCTGCAATGCCTTTGCAAAGGCTGCAACGTCGCCAAAACTGGCAATAACTGGGAATTTGCCAAGCGTGGCGAGTCGGTCGCGGAATCGGTTTGGGCCGTGAATCAGCGTATCGTGTCGGTCGCCTTCACCGTCGGGCTGAAAGAGGGTTCGGTCGCCAAGACACTCAAGCGGCTCAAATGAGTTTAAAACCGGAGTTAGAAAATGACCTATATTGTGCGGACGATAGACAGGTGCTTTACCGAAGCGCATTACAGTTGCTTTTCGACTATGGTGCGCGATTGGAGCAGTGAAATTCTGGCTGGCACTCACTATTTTATGATTCTCGGTGCAGAATAGAAACTAAAAAGCGTGCAAAATCAAGGGATTACAGTTAGTCGCGCCCCGACTCGTAAGTGACTGATAAACAAAGGAAAGTTTCTAGTTGCTGTGTGCTGATTCGCTTGCTAGTATTAACTTATCAAAAGGGAAAAAAGATATGCGCCTTGAAACTATCCGTGCCGCCAAGAATGGTTTTATTCTGGAAGATGAATACGGCAATCTTCACGTTGCAAAGACCCTGATTGAGGCAGCCCAAATTGTTGGTGATATTGTGCCTGATACACAAGGCACTCGTTACGCTGTCGGCATGAACTGCGGTGACTTGAGTGCTGCTAGGGCGTGTTTCCGCGACGGCAAAAAGATTGAGGCAATCAAGATTTTGCGTGATTGCTTCACCCCGCGTCTCGGTCTGCGTGAGGCTAAAGAACTGATTGAGGTTCTCTGCTTTTAGAAAAACCCTGCATAATCAAGAGGTTATGCAGGGCGGCGCCCCACTGATTAAGTGTTTGATAATGCTGCGTTTTATTTATGTTGTGCATACTGCATAGATGCGCTATAAAGAATCAACGCAGCAAAGGAGCTAGACATGGCAACCGTCGTTTACGCAATCTCTTACAAAGGCT